ATGGATCATTCGTTACTCTCTATCTCGGATATAGCCCTTAACCACTACCTGCCAGCCAAGCGCCAGAGGCGGCGCACCAACACCGTGGACGGCTACGAGAGCAGTATCCGACTCCACGTACTGCCCCGATGGGAGGGGCTGTCCATCCCCGAGATAGGCCCCGACGACGTGCAGGCGTGGGTGGACGAGCTGGCCGGGAAGATCGGCGCGGGCGGCGCGTGGAAGGCGTACAAGTGCCTGCGCCAGATCGTCCGCTGGACCATGGACAAGTGGGGCCTGTTCGTGGCCGACCCGACGCGCGGCATCGAGCAGCCGCGCAAGCCGGCCTACAAGCCGGAGACGCTGACGCACAGGCGGCTCAAGCGCCTCATCCGTGGCTTTGTCGGGTGCGAGTGCGAGCCGACGCTGATAATCGAGGCCGCACTGGGCACGAGGCCGGGAGAGGCGTACTTCGTGCGCTGGGAGCGAATAAACTGGCGCACGGGCCACGTGCCAATCGACGGCACCCTGCAGCAGACATCAAAGGGCCTTGAGGAGTTCCCGACTAAGACGGCAAAGGGTGAGCGAGACGGCTACCTGCCGCCATGGGCACTGGACAGACTGCACCAGATATGGGTGGAGCGCGGACGGCCCAGGGGTCGCATCATCGGCGATCTCACACCGGCGCAGGCAAACTACCGCATCCAAAAGTGGATAAAGGAAAACAAGCTGCCAAGGATCACGATGAAGAACCTAAGGCATACATGGGGCACCATAGCCGCGCAAGCGGGAATCAAAATCGAGGACGTGGCCGCCATGATGGGCCACAGCAACATACAGACGACGTACAGGTACTACTACGCACTGGACGCCGCACGGAGCAAGCGAGCGCAGAAGCGGGTCGCGAGGCGCATCTTGGGCAAGACCTCGGATGATATGTACAAGGGCATCCTGCTCAAGCCCGCATGGCCTCAAGCTCTGCCGCAAGCCGCCTAGGTGATTCGCTGTCCCATTTCAAATTGGGCACGGGAATCTCTGGTTTCGAGGTGAGGTATACACAGGGAACGCAGAGTCTTGAGTTCCATGCACTGCTAGCCGACGGCAGCACTCGCTGCTTCGGAGCGTTTCCTTCTTCGTTCGTCTACTCCAAAAGAGAAAATGGAACATGGACGAACATCCGAGAAGTGTGATTCGCTGTCCCGCATCGAATTACTCGGAATGTGGTCTATGTCAAATTTCCCAATGAATAAGCCAGCTAGCTGGGGCATTGTTATAGGGAGACTGCTTGAGGCGCCCGCCGACTCGTACTTCGTAGCCATCGACAACAGCGGAAACATTTATGGAGGCAGCGCAACGAGCGGAGCGACTTCGGTGACTTGGGTAAAGAAATGATTCGCTGTCCCACCTCTCGTTCGACGGGCCATCGACCGTGGAGTTCATTGCGAAGAATAAAGACAAGGCATGGGTGATAGCCCACCCAGATGGATCAGCCGTCTCTCTGACCGTCAAAGCCGATAGCAAAGCTCTCGCGATTGGAGTCAAAAGCGATGGCGCCTGGACGTATCGAACCATTTGATATTCGCTGTCCCCGCTTGAAGTTCTAAGCTTCTCAAACATCGAGTCGTTCCAGGTTTTCGACAACAACATGAAGGGGCAGCCAGCTATGAGGTTCGCCCTCTCGTCGTCGTCATACCAGTTTGTTATAGATCCATCTGCTGGGTGCATCAGGCTCTACGACGAAGCGACGAAGAATTACATCGCCACATGGCTCAAAACATCGTGATTCGCTGTCCCGGTTTACCCTCGGCGGTAACATTTCAAGTGTTCGCTTTGGATTCGGCGATGGCAACTTCTATATACGGTTGTACGTGACAGACAACGACTACGTTGAGCTTTTCGAAAATGCATCGACGCATGAGCTGCGCCGCGTCGTTGACGGGAAATCGACCGTCTTGCGTCGTATCTAGTGATTCGCTGTCCCGCTCTGCCAAATGGTCACCCGTGCAAGACGGCACAGACAGGCCGACGGTCTACTGGGTTCATGACGAAGCCAAAAAGCAGATCGTCCTCTTTGGCACACCAAACGGGGCTGGCTCGTCGATCATCGGCAGATTGCAGATGACATCGTGATTCGCTGTCCCGGATAACTGCGGAGCCGCACCCGTCGCATCCAGGAATGAACATTTACGCCCGTAACAAGGATGGCTCTATTGCTTACAGGCTGTGCGTCATAGACTCCGAGCTGTCGCTGTTTTCCGCTGACGGAACCAAGTATTGGGTCAAGTAGCTACTTGGCCCATACGTTGGTGTTGATTCCTTCGTGCCACCGACGGTAGATGAGCTTGCCGTCCGCAGACGCTATGAGCATATAGAGGTCTCCGTTGTTGTCGGTTGCCAAAGGCAGGGTCACCGATCGGTTGCCGGCATCTCCCCACAGGGATGGTTTGACCGCTTGGGACAGCGAATCCCCGAGGGTCTTTTCCAGCTTGTCCTTGGTCACCGCGCCGTCGGCGATCTTGGTCGTCGTGACGGCTCCCGCCGCCAGCATATCGGTGTCTATCAGGCCGTTCGCGATGAGGATGGCGGCCAGCTCGCCGGCGGTGATGTCAGAGGCGTCGTGGGTGTGGGACTTCGGGGCGAATTTCGTCTTGATGCGCGACCATAGGGTCGTAAGCCCCGTTCCGTTGAGCACGCTCGACGAGGTCAACTGCGTATCGTTGCTGATCTGCTCGATCTCGCTAGAAGTCAGCGGGTCGTTCACCAGGTTCTCGAACTCGAATGTTATGTCTGGCGCGCTGTCGTCGCCGGACTTTGTCACGGAAACACCAGGCTCGCCACCATTGTTGATATAGGTGCTATTAATATTTCCGATCGTGCCGTTATCTCCGACCACTTTTCCCATGTCTTTCCAGGGCATTGCTATTCTCCTCCCACGAGCGCCCACAGGTGCCCGTCAGCTCTGATTTCCATATCGGGCACGTCCGTGCCCTCGTCGTAGTAGATACGCAAGTGCCCATCGACGATCATCAGCGCGTACTGGCCTGTTCCAAGGCTTGTAACAGCGCCGTCGTTGCCCTTCGGCCCCCTTATGCTCACCGTCTCAGGGTTAGTCAGGCCCTTGTCGTTAGTCCACGACAGCAGGCCGCTCTCGCTCACCGACGGCGTGAACGTCGCACCATCGAAGAAGCCGTCCTCAACCTTGCTCTCGAATTCGCCTATCACTGCCTCGCGCTCTGCTTCTGCCGCTGCCCTCTCCGTTTCGGCTGATGATCGCGCTGACTCCGCTGAGGCTCGCGCTGTCTCGGCGCTGGCCCTAGCATTCTCCGCTGAAACTCGCGCGTCCTCTGCCTCTTTCGCGCTGTCGCGAATAGAGGCGTACTCATCCTTGAAGTCCGCGTTCGCCGTGTCGGTGATCCACTGCACGATCTCATGCTTTGACTCTCCGAAGTAATCCAGGAAGTCCTCGTACATGGTCACGCGCTTGACTGCGCCGGGTGCGAAGCAGTAGTAGAGGGCACGGCCGTCCGATGAGAATGGATCGTCGTACAGCGCTGCCGCCGGCTCGCCCGGAAGGAGCCGCGATGGGTTCAAGTCGTTGTATCCTCCGCGCCTGTGCTGTAGAGCCATATCGCCGCGCCTCCTTCCCCGCCTAGCCCATGAGCTTGCGGAACGTGTTCCTGCCTGCCACCTTGTCGGGAGTGAGCCCGTTGTTCGCCTGGAACGCCCTGACCGCCTCGGCGCATCCCTTCCCGAAGATTCCGTCGAATCCCTTCGGGTCGTAGCCCTTGCAGTAGAGCATCCCCTGGATGATGCGCGTGATGTTGCCGCGCGCGTTCTCCCTGACGCTGACGCAGGCCGCGTACGTGTTGTCGCCGAAGGCGCCGTCCACCGCAAGTTCCTTGCCGAACTGGCTGTTCAGCTCGGATTGCAGCGCCATCACGGCGTACTTCCTGGTCTTCGGGCCGAAGAGGTTGTCGTCGTCGCAGTCGTACTTGTAGGTGGCGCGCAGCCAGCGCTGGAACTCCGCGATCTTTCCGCTCGCGCCCGTGTACTTCTTGGCCGTAGGCTTCACTGCGGGTGCGGGCTTCGATGCCGGCTTGCTCGCGGCTGGCTTGTTGACGACCTGGGTAGGCTGGCCCCCCAGAGTCTCGGTCTTGAGTGCTGCCCATTTCGCGGAATCAATGTAGGGCGCCGGGCAGTACTTGCGGCTGGCGTCGTAGTGGCGCACCACGTTGAGCTTGCGGCCCAGGATGGAGCAGCAGTGGGCGTACAGCTTGGACAGCGACGCGCGCTGGGCGGCGGTGAAGTCCTCGCCGTCGGACACGACCTCCACACCGATGGAGTTCGTGTTGGTTATGCCGTACTTGCCCTTGCCGTCGCCGACGTGCCAGGTGTAGAAGCCGTCCAGGATGTTGTTGTACTCCCAGATAGTCCCGTCCTTGTCGATGAAGAAGTCAGCGCTGGCGTTGCGGTTGGCCGTCGCGAAGTAGATGCAGTTGTTCCGCGCGGATCCATTGCCGCCGGTGTAATGCTCGACGAAGTTCACTATGGCACCGAGGCCGCCAGTGCGCCTCGACTTGTTGAAGCTGCCGTGGTAGGTGTTGATGGTCAGGGCCGCCATGCTACTCACCCGACCTGTCGTCATCGCCGGCGCGCTCGGCCGCGATCTCCGTGACGGCGGCGGCGATCTCATCGGCGGTCGCCTCGCCCTTGACGTTGTTCACGGCGCCCACGGCAGCCTCCACCAGCTCCTCGTCGGTCTTCTCTTCGCTCATGTCGTTCTCCTTCCTAGTAGGACTCGCATTGCTCGTCGGTCGTTGTCGTATCCATCAGTCGCTCCCCTCGGCGCTCACGGCACAGTCCTCGATGTCATCTACGGATACCGTCATGTCGGCGGCTCCCGGGTCGTGCGTCACCAGCGAGCGCAGGAACGGCGCCTCGCCGATCTCGGGATTGATGACGATCAGGTTCTCGCAGATGCTCACGAACTCGGTGCCCAGCACGTAGACGCACACCGCCGCCACGGCGGGCAGCTCGGGCAGCGACACGCCGATCTCGGCGGCCGCGGCGTCCAGGTTCAAAAGCGCCGCCGCTACCTCGTAGAGGGCCGCGAGCATGATCAGCCCGTAGAACCCGGCCTTGTGCCACAAGCCCTCGCGCATCTTCCCCGATGCGACCTCCCCGGTCTTCACGGCGCCCGCGAACCCCGTCCCGATGTCGCCCAGCATCGCCACCGTGGCGACAAGCACGGGCAGGCCCCATGCCGTGGCGATCTCGACAATCTCTCCCATCTAAATCTCCTTTCCGTCCTCCTCGAACATCCATCCGAGGTCGAGCAGCTGCCTGCCGCTCAGCTTTCCGACCGCCTCTCCCTCCGGGAGGCTGAACAACTCCACGTCGCTCTCTATCGGCGCGATCTCGTCCATGGCCTTTCGAAACTCGGCGAAATTCGGGCTATCGAAGTCCAGGCGCACCGCGCCCGTCTCCCGGCCATCCTCGTCGGTGTCGGGGACGCCAAGCTCGCAGATCAGGCGATCCTGCATCTGCATGTACTCGCCGCATGCCTGGGACAGCACGCGCGTGTTCCGCGCGGCCGCGTAGCCGATCAGGTCTGCTCGGTCGAGCAGCTGCTCTAGCTGTCCAATGCGCCGCGCCATCTCGTAGTTCGTCAGCCTCATGCGATCTCCTTCGCTTCCGGGGCCTTCGGCCTCCTGCCCATCCCGCGGGCCGGCGCCGTCTCCCTGCTGTCGGCCCTTGCCGCGTCGTTCAGCGGCACCTGGCGCATCTCGTACACCGCGTATCCCTGCTCGCTCCATGCGCTGGCCTGCTCCATCGGTGCGTAGAACGCCGCCCCGTCCCTCTCGACGAGGCACATCTCGCCTTCCATCGCATCTCCTCTCACGTTGAAACCATCAATCCCTGGGCGAAGACCATCGACGCCGTCGAGTACTCCGGGTAGCTGACCTCAACGGCCACGGTCGTCATGTACTTGATCGACGGGTACCAGCCGATCACCTTCCCGGAGGAGTCGCACCGGGCCACGTTCGTCAGCGTGTCGTAGTACGGGGTCACCTTCACCGACCCCTGCTTCCTCACGTTGCCGGTCGAGTACTGCCTCGTGCCGCTCCTGCCGACCGTCACGGTCGCGTTCGATCCCCGCGGAACCCATCCCGCCACGCCGATGTTCGGCGACAGCAGGCACAGGCACCCCTTCCCCGCGACGCGGGCGCCGCCGACCCCCGTGGCGCTCCACTGGGTGTTGAACGACACGTATCCCGTCTCGACGTTGCCGCTGTAGCCGCCGTAGAACGCCCCGTTCCCCATGGCGTTCCACTGGTAGCCGTTGCCGGTGCTCATGCCGTCGTGCCCGATGTAGACGCCGCTCGTCGCCGCAGTGAGGGAGGCCCTGTTCGAGCGGATGCAGGTCGAGGTGATCTCGAAGCCGCCGATTTTCCCACTCGTTATCGTCAGCGCCCCGGTGTTCGTCAGCTTGCTGTACGGAGCGTCCCACCAGAACTGCCCTGCCCTCATATCGGCACAGAAGATCGTCTTGCTCCCGCTCTTCACGCGCAGAGCGCCGGCATCGATGTGGTCGGCGTTGATTCCGATGGCGTATATCGTGTTGAGGATCGCGCTGCCCCACTTGTCGAGGCCGAACTGGTACGACTTGCCTCCGTTGACGGACATTCCGAAGCCCGCTGCGTTGATCTTCCACACGAACTTGCTCGCCGAGAACGTGCCCGGTTTCTGCCCGTCGGGCTCGCGCTTGTCGTGGATGTACCATGTGGACGCGCCGCCCTCAGTAACGGTGTCGGAGTACATTCCAGAAGCGCTCTCCAAATCGTCGTTGAGGCGTTGCAGAGCAGCCTCCCGCGCCGTTCTCTCCTGCTCGATCTTGCCGTCCATTCCGAGCACGGCCTTGGTGAGTGCCCCCTGCGAGTACGATGCGTTGCGCAGCGGCGGCTCCGCAGAGCACGAGTACGACGCGCTGCCTCCAACCTTGTACGTCGCTGACGTGATGAAGCTCCTATGGGCATTGTCCTTGCGATCTGTGATGACGGCGCAGTCTCCCGGCTCGGCCACTGGCGTGCCGTGGCACGTCGCGTCGAATGGCCTGAAGACCAAGCCGACGCATCGCGCGCCGATGCGGCGGGCCGTCTCGGATGCCTGGCCGTACCCGATGAGCGGGTTTCCCGAAATGTCGATGACGTACTCATCTGAGCCTACCATGGACGTCTCCCCGTCTCGGCCCCTCGATCCGTCGGACATCACCTCGTCGGACGCCTTGACGCGAATTCCCGTGATCGCGACATCGTCGGTGTACACGGAAATCGACGTGTACGCCGATATGCTCACCACGTCGCCGAACGTGAACGTGCCGCCGTCAACGTCGTCGCCAGACGAGTAGTCGGTGAAGTTGCCTCCGTCAACGTCGTCGCCGCTCTCGTAGGACGGCGTTCCGCCATCGAACTCGCCACCGTCAACCCAGTCCTCCGCGTCGAAGACCGACGGGTCGTACCATCCGACCATAAGTCGGTCATCGTTCGTGATGCGAGCGAAGTTGCCCGTTGCCTGCGCCGCCCACGACAGCACGTCGCGGCACGAGCACCCGTCCTTCGGGCGCGTCTGGAATACGACCGTCGAGTTCGCGAAGAGCTGCGTCAGCAGCGGAACCCCCGCTCGCTCGCAAATGTCGGATACTACCGTCGCCGCCGTGGCAGGGTATCGCGTCGCCACTCCGTCGTACGGCACGTCGAACTTCACCATCGAGTCATCGCACGAAAGGGCGATCACCTCGCCGTAGCTGGCGGGCTGATCCGTCCAGTACGTCCCCATCCTCAGCCATTCCACGGAGCCGTCCGACAGCTCGAAGCCCACCTGCGCGATGATGCGCGAGCCGGTGAAGTCGAACTCGTCGAAGCGCCCGTCGAAGTTGTTGAGGGTGAATGAGAACGACCCGATGATCGCGGCGCCGACGTCGAACGACCCGCTGCTCGATGTCGCGCGGGTGAACGACGGCGTTCCCTCCATGAAGTCGTCGCCGGTCAGATCGACGGAGCCTCCGTCCGCGAGGAACAGCTTCGCCTTTATAAGCGGACGCGCACCGGCCGATGCGAGCGACTGGAACTCAATGCTCGTGTTAAGCACTCCGCATCACCTCTCGATCACGTTGAACGAGAGGGTGGCGAACCGAGTCCCCTTGCCCCTGAGGTCGTACCATTTGAAAGGCGCTGAGCGGTCGCCGGCGTAGAACAGGCGAGTCTCGCGCTGGTTGTCCATCGGGTCGAAGTAACGCACGTAGAAGTACTCCGGGTTGAACGCCTTGAGTATCTCGCTCGCCTGCGCAGGAGTCGGCATAGTCCACGTTATGTCCAGCTTGCGCTTCTGCGACGTGCGCATCTTGTACATGGGGTTCCCAGCAGCATGGGTGCGCCCCGCATCAGATGACGATATGTCCTGAAGACCCCATACGAGGCTCGAAGGATCGAGGCTTATGGCCTTCAAGTTATTGAGCGTCGTTCCCACTTCCAGCACTGCCATTTCGCCCTCCTTCCTACGCGAACACGGGCTTCAGCTCGCCACGGCGCGCCATGACGTCTGCCCTGTTGAACACGATCCTAGTAAGCTCGTGGGAATCCATGTACACGGGGATCACCACATCCCCGCTCTCATCGCGCGAACCGCCTCCCACGGCGATTGCCTGGATGACTGCGTTGTAGACGCCCGACTCGATGCCCTCGACGATCTGCTGGTTGTTAGCGACCGTCGTGCGCCCTCCCATGGTTCCGACCATCTCGGGGCCGCTCTCGCGGGCAACGAACAGCTGTCCCGTATCGACCTGGCCGCCCTTGGCTAGATACGGGATGTTGAAGCCGAAGCTGCTCGATCCGAATACGGAGGCGATCGGCTCAGGAAGCTCGAACCTGAATGCGTTCAGGTTGCGTATGACCCCGTTGATCGCGTCCCTGATCCCATTCGGTATCGCCCAGAACGCGCTCGTGAGCGGCCTCACGACGCTCGCATCGAACCATCCGGATATGCCGGCCCATGCCGTCTTGAGGTGGCCGACTGGATCAGAGAGGAACGATCCTATTGATTCGCCGGCCACGGACGCCCGCCAGCAGATATCGTCCCACGCGCGCCCTACGTCCTCTCCCCAACGGTTCACCGTGTTCTTCAGATCGTCGAACGTCTGCCGCCACCATGCGCTCGTGTCCTGCCCCCACTGGTTGAGGCCGCTTGACACGTCGTCGAAGGCCGTCTGCACATTCTCGCAGAACACGTCCCACTCCGTCTTGATCTGGGCGTTTCCGTAGTCCATCTTCGATGACAGCTCGCCGAGGCCCTCCTCGGTCTTCTGGCACACGCCGTCGTAGGTCTCCTCGGCCGCGGAGATCTGCTCGTCCTTGGACGCCTGCGCCGCCGCAACCACCTCGTCGTAGGCGCTCTTGGATATCTCGCCCGCCTCGTACTGGCGCTGGGCCTCTGCGGTGATCGCGTCACACGTTGCTATGGCCTCGGCGATCTGGTCTTCCTTCGACTGTTTGGCCGTTTGCAGGACTCTTTGCGCCGCTTCCAGCGCAGCCGCCTCGTCGTTGGCGTACATCGCGCCCTTGATCCTCGCGATCTCCTCCTGGGTGGCCCCGCTCGTCTCGATGAGGTCGTTCTTGAGCTGCTCTTGCAGGGCGGCTATCTCGTCGCACTCATCCTGCGTGAGGTCGCGGTTCTCGGTCGCTGCAGCCTGGTAGATCGCCGTGATGCGCGATTTGGCGGCGGTCGTGCTCTCCTCAACGCTCGCGTAGTGCCCCTCGATGTTCTCGCGCATCTCGTCGATGATCGCCGAATCGATGCCCTCCATGCCGTCAAGGGACGACAGGTTCGCCAACTGCTCGTTCTTGGACGAGTCCAAGTTGCCCAGGATGGTGTCGCAGATGTCTCTGACGTAGCCCTCCACCTCGTCAACGTCTCCCTGGTTAACCACCTCGTCGGCGAGATCGACCTCTCCCAGCTTCTTCTCGGCGGCGTACATGGAATCGAGCGACGTGCCGAATCGCTCGGCCGTCTCCTCGGACACGTCAGCCAGCGCGTCAACATGCTCGATGCACGGCGACACGGCCCATCCGATCGCCCGCGTGACGAGGGATATCCCCTCGCCGATGAGAAGGATCGCCGCCACTACCTCGCCGATGCCAGGCACGAGCAGCGCGATGCCGGCGCCCGCCACCATCATGGCGTCAGTCCATTGCAGGTCGAACACCTCGTTCACGGCATCGCCGATGCCGCCGATAATGCCCCCGAAGTCCATGAGCGCGGCCTTGATGCTCGGATCGATGTCCAGCCCGCCGATTGCCGCCATGATGGCGTCGCCAACCTGAGATGCCATTCCACCGAACCACTCGGCTACGGAGCCGAGCGCTACCGGCAGACCCGACGCCAGATCCCATATGGCTTTCAGCCCGCGCCTGAAGTTCTCGCTGTTCTCTGCGAGGTTGACGAAGTGGGCCACGCACAGGCCTATCGCCACGGCAATTCCAGCGAACGTGCCTGCGACGCCCCCAAGGCCCTTCAACTCTCCGACGAGCGGGAGCTTCATCCCGGAGAGCGCCTTGAGCCTCTTTACGCCCTCAAGGAACGCTGGGGCGAGCTTCCACGCGAGTATTCCAGCGCCGATGCCGGACACGATGGGCAGCAGATCGCGGAACGCCTTGGCCATCTTCGCTGCCATCTCGTCGGTTCGCTTCGATATGTCGTCGGTCAGGCCCTCGAAGAAGTCGTACGTGTCGATGGGCAGGTCGAGGCCTACCCCGGCTCCGCTGCCCTTGTCCTTTCCGGAGCCGTCTCCCTTCTCGTTGGCTTGCAGCTTGTTCAGCTCGTCGAAGCCCATGACGGTGTTCTTGAGTTCCTTGACCTTCTCCTTGGCCTTGTCGGCCGAGTCGCCGAGGCCGTCGAGCGCGTCGGCGCCCGTCGATATGCCGCTCGTGTCGAGGGACGAGTAGTCCACCTCGAACGTGGCGTCTATGCCGAGGAAGTCGGCTATCGCCTGAGCGAGCAGACGCACGGCCTTGACCGCTGCGATGCACACGGGTAGCACCATGTTGAGCGCCGGGATGAGCAGGTTTCCGATCGCCCTCGCTGCCAGCGTCACCTGCGCTTGGAGCACGCGCAACTGGTTCGCCGGGCTGGCGATGGTGCGCGCCATGTCGCCGTGCGTGATGGTCACCTGGTTCATGATGAGGTAGTAGCGCAGCGCCACCTTCTCGGCCTGGGTCATCTCCTGGGTGCTCGCCTCGATGCCGAGCTTCGTGAGTTCGAGGTTCATGCGCGCGTCGGACAAGTCCCATCCGAGGCGTCGCAGCGGCTCAAGCTCGCCGGCCACGCCCGACTGTATCTTCAGCATGGCGTCGTTCACGTTGATGTTGTAGAAGGACGCGATGTCGTAGCCGAGCTGCGTGAGCTGCTGGCTCATCACGTCGGCCTTCTCCGATGCGAGGCCCATGCCAGTGATGAGCGTCTGGAACACGCCCTGGTTCCTCGCGAACTGGCCCATGTCGATGCCCATGAGGTCTTGGCACTTCCGGGCGAACTCCGACGCGCTATCCGCCGCGTCGCCCATGGAGGCCGCGAACAGGTTCATGTCCTCGACGTACTGGTTCGTCGGCTCGATGAGCCTCATGAACCCGCTGCGCAGCACGGCGAAGCCGCCGACCATGGCGAGCGCCCTCGTGCGGATTCCGCCGAGCGTCGCCCCTATGGAGGCCCACGCGCCGCCAGTGACCCCCATCTGGGCGTTCTGGCGCTCAAGGCTCACGGTCATGCCGTTGACGGACACCCTGGCCCTGTCGTACTGCCCGCTCGTCTGGCGTAGCACCGAGTTGAGTGACGACATGGCGGGGCCTGCGCTCTGAATGCGCAGGAGCATGGGCGACAGCGCGTTGGTGAGCGCCCTGATCTTGCCCGTCACTCCCTCAACCTCAACGTCCTGGAAGCCTTTCAGCGCGTTCGGCAGGTTCTCCAGGTTCTTGACGACGGTGCTGCTGAGCTTCGCGCCGTCCAGGTTCTTTACGGCCCGCGAGACCTCCTTGAGGCCCGTCAGATCGGGCGGGATGTCGTTGACGGCATCCACCATGCCCCTGATGTTGGTTTGCAGCGTCTTGCTGATCTTCACGCCGCTCAGTCCTCGCAGGGCATCCACGGCGGCCGATATCGACTCTGCGTTGATGCTTCCGAGCGACCCGAGAACAGACGCGAGGTTCGTCCCCGCCTTGTCGTCGAACTTGAGGTTCTTCAGCCCAGACAACTTCGAGAAGTCCAGGTTTCTGAGCTTCTCGGCAAGTCCCGATATGGAGGCGTCGAGGCCCTTGAGATTCGATACGCTGGCGGATACCGACTCCAACTTGGAGACGGCGTTCGCCAGCCTATTGATCTGATCCGCCGCATTCTTGGCATCTGCCTGGATGTCGATGGATATGCGGTCGATTGTAACGTCGTCGGCCACGGCTTACCTCCTTTCGATAACCGTGGCAGACTCCCTCTTTCCTATTCCTCTTTCTCGCTTTCCAGCTTCGCGTTGAACGCCGAAGCGAACGACTCGAACACGGCCCTCCCCTCGCGGTAAGCGGCCTTCTCGCGCTCCTCGATCTCCACCTCCGTCTCGGGAAGCCCGAGCGGGCGCTCCGGGTACTGCGCGTCCTTGGACATGGCGGCTGCGATGGCCGAGGCGTGGTAAAGCCCTCCGCGCCACTCAGCCCACATGGCGTTGGCGCGGCTGATCTCCCATGCCTCGCGGTACGACACCGCCAGCCTCGGATCGCCGTGCCAGAACTCGTCCTGAGGCATTCCCATTACGAGGTACTGAGGCAGCGCCTCCCAGAAAAGCTCGGTGGGGCTCTTGATCAGCCTGCCGCCGGAAGACTCCCCTACCCGATCTTCCTGCGGCTCACCGCTTTTCCCTCGTCGCCATCGACGAGCAGTGTGACCACCGTCTCCATGTACATCGACACGAGGTCTTGGAACAGCCCCACCTTGTCGCTCTGGGGCGCGTAGAGCATGCTGACGGTGGACGGCTTGATGTTCGGATGGTGCTTGAGCAGCGACGCATGGAACAGGTTCTCCATGTTCGTCGTGCTCGGAGTGTTGACGTTCGACACGTCGAATCCGAACGCTGCCTCAGCCGCCTTCACGGCATCGCGGTCGAACTCCATGGTGTAGGTGGTTCCGTTGTACTCGAACTCGTATGCGGTCATTGGCAGACCCTCTCTTTCTTAGTTCCTTTAGTCCGCAGCTGCGGCCTTGATCTCGGTGCTCGGGGCGATGGCAACGCCCATGTCCACGGATGCGGACACGGAGCCGCCCTTGATCCACACGGCAAGCTCGCCCTCGAACTCGTACTTGCCGTCGTTGCCGTCGGGCGTGAGCGTGCCGCCCGTGGAGGAAGCGCCGAACCAGATGGCGAACTTCTGGTTCTTCTTGCCCTCAAGTGCCTTCAGCTTGGCGAAGTCTTCCTTGTCGTAGTTGCAGTTGAACTCAAGGGATCCGGGGTCGATGATGTCGTTCAGGTACATCTTCTGGCCGTCGGACAGGGTGGTGACGTCCACCGTCGGCGGCGCGGAGCCGAGGTCGGGGAACTCCTTGATGTCGACAAGCTTCTCGTAGGCCGTGCCGTTGGAAGAGTGCATCAGGTACGTCTGATAGGTTGTGCGTGCCACGTTCTACCTCCTGTAGACTCTCAGCGCCGAGTCCGCCGTGGCGGTGAACTCGGCCACCATTCGCGTGATGGTCGGGTCTGCCGAGTTGTCCACCTGGCGGCAGACGACCCTCGCGAACCCGGCCATGTTCATGGCGTCGCAGACCGTCCCCATGATCTGCTTGCACTCCCTCTTGCCGTGCTGCTCCGAGTTGCTGAACACTTGCGCCTGCCAGCGCAGCCTCGAAGCCTTCTCTTTCCCCGAGCTGTCGGCGCGCCGCTCGTCGGATAGGTTGCTCGTCTCGATGAGAACCACGCACGGGAAGCTCGGCGGCTTCAGCACGTATCGCGACGTGACGTAGGCATCGGGCGATACGGCGCTCACGGCCCTCGCCACCTGGTCGAACACGTCTATCTCGATGTCGATCAACCGAACACCTCCTTCACCGCCGCAGGCACCGCCTGCTTCATCGCCTCGGCCGCAGCAGCCATGTACCCGCTCGCGGGCTGGCCCCACGTCCGCGTGTAGCCCTCCTTCACGTCGGGGTCGGGGTAGAACCACGAGCCGTCCTGAAGGATGTGCTCGCCGATCCCGTACTCCCAGATGTCCGGAAGCTCGCCCGCGTAGTCGTGGCCCTGCACTCCCGTGCCAAACTCCACGAACGCCGCGTGGTCGTTCTCGACCACCACCTCGTAGCTTCCGTCGCCGCCCTCGATGCCGATGGACGCCTTGAGGTCGCCCGTATCGACCGGGACTACCGAGCGGGCAGTATCGGCCCCCTCGTCGGCAATGGTCGCAGCGAGGAAGTCGGCCTTGATCGCCAGCTCGTCGGCGTATGCGCGAAGCCCCTGGGAGAGCGACGCGACACCGGAACCAGACAACCTCAGCGCCATCCTCGTCACTTCGACACCTCTCGGCGCTTCACCGCGACCTTGACCACGTTCGGCGTGCGCGCGATGGCGCTCACCTTGTAGTCCCACTCGTCCGTTGCCGGATCGGCGTCGATCCAGAAGACCGTGCTCTCGCTCACCGGAACATCCATGTCGTCGATGAGGATCGATCGGTCGTAGTTGACCGACTGGCCGAATCCGTCTTCGTAGACGCTGCCGCGCGCGGCAGATACGCTCGCATCGATCTCGATGGGGTCGCAGCGGCGCGTCACGTGGTTTCCGGTGCGTTTGCCGTCTGCGTCGATCTCCTCCACCGACTCCTCGTAGAGCGACGCCCACACCGTGGTTTTGTCCCTCGCCAGGCACCTCATCGAGGCACCCCGCAGAACGGAACTAGGCCGTCGAAGTAGGCCTCCGGGATGTCGGCGCTCGCGTAGGTGCGGCTCACACCGTTCTCGCTGTGCGCCACCTCGCCCTCGGCCCCGCGCTTGTTCACCAGGTAGCAGGCTATCTGGCACGCGCGGGTTCGATGACGCTCGGGAACGTCGTCCCAGGTCGCGTCGTTTACGAACGGGAACAGCCGCGCCGTCACGGCCTCCTTCGCGATGGACAGATAGACGGCGCACAGGTCGTCAAGCTTGGGATCTCCCACTAGGGCCTTCGTCAGCTTCAGAAGCTCACCGTCGTCCATGCGCCGCCTCCTCTCTACGCTACTCGGCCGCGTGGCCCGGGGTGGTCATCTTGCCGATGAGGATGCCCTTGGCGTCGGGGTAGGCCATCTTCCAGTTCGCGGAGGCGAACAGTTGGGCGTTCGTCGGGGAATCGCCCATGGCCGTCGGCGCCTTGAAGGACATTCCGTTGGGGTGGATGGTCTCGCGGCGGCGGGTGCCGATGAAGTCCATGCCGCCGTTCTTGACGGGATCGCGCCAGGTCTCGACGGGCATGGTAACCGGGGCGCTAGCGTGGCGCAGCGCTCCGACGCCGAACAGGAATGTGTCGTACATGGCGGGCTTCGCCGGGGTGGCGGTCTGGCCCGTGCCGGACGCATCCACGGCGGGCGTTACCGGCATGCCGTCGTCGATGATGCAGGTGATGCCGTTGATGTTGATGGTGCGCACCACGGAGGTCATGCCGTTGGCGTCCGTGTACTTCAGGTAGTTCGAGCGGTTCAAGTCCTCGAACTCCTGGGCCACGGCGGAGTGCATGATCGCCATGACGATGCTGCCCTTGTTGTCGCCCCAAATCTCCTGGGTTACGTCGGACAGCGTGTTCTCGTCCAGCTTGCTCTTGGTGACCGCGTGGGAAGCCATGCCGGTGACGCCGAGAACGCCGTTCGCGATGCCGATGATGCGCTTCTGGGTCTGGCGGTTGTACCACGGTGCGATGCGGGCGGCGATGTGCGCCATAGGCTTCGCCGTGGTGAAGTCGGCGGCGAACTGAGGGGCCTTCCAGGCCTTCATGCGGCCGTACACGACACCAGTCTGCGAGTCGCCGGTGGACTCGCCAGCCGTCATGTCTGTCTGGCCGTCGTAGTTGTCCTCGTCGCCGTCGGCGAGGTCGTTGTAGAACGGGATGGTGTAGGTGTTGGAGCCGTTGGCGATGAGGGAGCCGATATAGGCGTCCTCGACCATGGCCCCGCTGTTGACCATAGCGGTCTTCACGAGATCGGGAACCTGACCCCATTCGAGCGCGAAAATCTCAGTGTCGAACGGGTACTTGGTGCTCCCGATGGTGAGCGTTCCTGCCATTGCTCAGAACCTCCTTAGTCCTTCTTGAGCTTCGAGATGAGGTCGGGGTTCGCCTCCTTGAGGGCGATCTGCTGCGCGGTATCCAGCGCGAGGAAGTCCTTCACGGTTGTGGGCAGCGCGTCACCGCCTCCAGATCCGCCACCCGGCACGGGGTTCGACTTCAGCAGCTCATCGCGTACGGCCGCGTCCACGGCCTTCGCCTTGGCGTCCATAGTGGCGACGATGGACTCTGCAAGCGCTCGGGTGCGCTCAGCGTCATCAGACACCACGTTCGCCAGCAGCGCGGCGATCTGATCCGCCGGCACTCCCGCCTCGGCGAAGATCGCCTTGGCGTCAAGCTCGTTCGACTTGCGCGCGAACTCGCTCGCCATGTCAGCCAGCTCCTTCTCGCGGGCTTCGAGCTGCTGCTCGGCGGTCATGCTCTTCTTCGCCTCGATCTCGTAGTTCGAGATGGCCTCGTTGGCAGCGTCGAGCTTGCCCTGAAGGTCGTCGGCCTTCGCCTTGGCCCTCGCCTTCACCGCCTCGATGTCGTTGCCGGCCTTGTCAAGGATCGCGTCGAGCTGCTCCTTGGTGATGCCGGGCACGATCTCCTCGATCTCTTCTCGCTTCATTCCTTCTGTTCCTTCCTGCTACGCTTTGGTGACGCGGCGTGCTCCGCTCGCAGTTGTATCTATGCTTCCTCGGCGCTCGCCGCGCCGTCTCCGCCCAATTCGGGTTGGCCCGCCTGGTGGCCGATGTTTCCGTTGTCGTCTGTGGTGTTCTGCTCGGGAAGCGCCGGTGCCTCCGACGCCTTCTCGTCCAGCCACTTCTGCGTGGCAGTCCATGCGGCCTCGGGGTCGGTGAACAGGCCGCTGACCTGGAACACCACCTCGGGGTCGAGCATCTTCGACTGCATGAGGGTGGTGAACGTCTGGGCCTTCGTGAGGATGTTCTCGTAGTTGCGCCTGTTGAACTTCAGCTCGATGTCGCGTATGCGAAGGTCGATGTCGCACGACGCCGACTGCCTGCAAATGGAGAGCACCACGCGCAGGGCGTCCCGCTCGCTTCGCTTCATCTGAAGCTCGTAGGACTTCGCGTGGGACTCGGCGAGCGTCCAACCGTCGCGAAGGAGCACCGCCGCGCCCGTGTCCGCGCTCGCGCTGCCAGTGGAGCGGTTAGGCATTCCGCAGATGTTCAGGACGGCCTGGTACATATCGTCCTTGGTGATCTGCGTCTGGGTCTGATCCAGGTCGTTGCGCAGGATGTCCACGTCGCCTGGACGTCCCTCGCGGCTCTCAAGCTTGATGCCGCCTACCTCCATGATCTCCTTGAAGTCCTCCTTGGAGATGTCCACGTTGATGAACTTCATGAGGCACTGGACGGTCTGCTCGATGCCGTTGATGCGGTCTGACTCTGCCTTGTCGATGGCGTCGAGAAGCGGAAGAACCGGCTCGAACACTCCCATGCGGGCGTTGTTAAGCTTGTACTCCACGATGGGGCACGAACCGTAGGTATGAGCGCAGCTTGCGACCACTCGCCCGTTCTCGACCTCGTACATGAACTTGTCGGTGTAGACGGTGTAGAAGGTCTCGCACGTGCGCGGCCTCGTGCCGACGATGAACCCGAAGGCAACGTCGTCGCGGTATCCCGTCTTGCGCACCACGCCGCTCTTCCGGGGATCGAGCGCGAACAGCTCGAACGGCGCGCAGCCGTCCTCGTCCTCCCCCGCCCTCGCGAGAACCATGCGGCAGGCGGTACCCGCCACGAGCATCCACTCAAACAGGTCTCGGTCTCCCGCCTCCTTGTCCTCGGCGTACATGAGCGTGTTCAGCTCGTTGACGTCCTTGGAGTGCTCGTCATAGCCCTCCCCGTCTGCCTTACGGCACGTGTACTGAAGCGGCTCGGCGAGCTGGTAGCCCAACTTGAACGCGACGATCTCCTGGGCGTGGTTCTCCACGATGCGGTTGTTGATCTCGGGTCGCACGGGCTTCTCGCGCAGCAGGATGGGCTGACGGCCCTTGTAGTACCCCCACAGGTACTCGATGTCGGCCACGTTTACGCCGAACGCCGGAAGCACCTCGTTCAGGGCGTCTGCCACGTTGGTCTTGTCGATGACATCGTACGACGTGAGGAGAGGTGCCCTGCCGTGCAGAGTCCTCGTCGCGTCGTTCGGCTTAGGAGACGGCGAAACGTCGCTTCCGACGGTCTCTCCGCCACCCTTGGACGCCTCAGGCTCCACGGACACGTCATCCGAGTTAACTTCGACCGTATCGCCCACCGTCACCTCCGCCCGCACAGTCCATAGAAGAGGAGCCGCGCGCGGCCCGAGAGAAGTGGGGGAAGAGGTCGCGCGCGACAGCAGAGGGAGTCTGCCGTGGACTATTGAACGGCAGAAATACGATGGTTATCGAATCTCGCGTCAATACGCGTCAATGCGTGTCAATATGCGTCAATCCGCGTCAATATGCGCGATGATAATCGCTCTTGTTCTCCTGATAGCTAGCAGCATCATCCGACGCCGTATCCTCGGAGGGATCCTCATATGAGCCTCGCCATCGGCGTCGCGACAGCCTTCGCCATCCCGCAGGCGAACCGCTTGTACATCGACATGGCGTCGGGGGCATCATCGTGGGCGTTCTTGCCCTCCACGGTGTATCGCGTGAGCATCTCCATGAACTTGCGGTAGTCCGGGTTCGGCGGCGTCGCGCGGAACAGGCATCGCTCCTTTACCCACCCGGCGTCGGCGAGGATGCGCGTCTCCTTGTTCTCAGTCGAATACTTCGTATCAATGCGCAGCGGAAGCCCTCGCTCGCGACACTTGCTCTCCACCTGGTAGGCTATCTCGCTGCCCGCCACGTTTGACTCGTAGCGGCACAGCGACACGTCGTTTTTCACAAGGCAGTCCACCAGGCGCGGCTTATGCTTCTCGGGAAGCGAGTTGTCGCATATTACGTCGTGGATGTAGTGGCGGTCGCCGTAGACGTACCCCACGGGCTGGACGCAGTAGTCCCCGCCCTTGCCCTTCGTGTCGCACACGGCGATCACGGCATCGGGCTCGCCCTCAGGCAGCTCGTCGTAGTAGCGCAGCTCCTCCGGAGGGAACATCTGGCCGTGTTTCCAGTAAGGCTCGCACATATATTTCGCGCACCACTCGTCATCCTCCCCTGCGGCGACGAGCCTGCGCCTCATGTCGTCGTAGTACTCGGTCGTGAACCCGACGCCGTACAGGTAGTTGAAGTTCGACTCGCCGTTCTCGTCCAACGCTGGTATGTTGATGATCCTGACGCGGTCGTCGCCGTCGTAGAGGTCGATCACACGGCCTATCACGTCGTTCGGAACCCACCTGGTGCCTACGTGCACCTCCTTGGCCCCGTCCTTCTTTCTGTCAGCGAGCTGCGCGAGGTACGCCGCGTAGAGCTTGTCCATACGGTCTGCCGACAGGGACTCCTCCCTGTCCTTCACCATGTCGTCGCAGTATAACCATCCCTTGGAGCCGATCTCCACCGCGCCCGTAGTGCCACCTCCGACAGACCGGCACGTGAGCGACGGGAACCGCTTCTTGCGGTGAAGGTCGATGGTCTCGGCGGCCATCGACTTGTCCTTGAGGTTCGATGTCGGGAACACCTCGTGGAACCTGTAATCGTCCCCAGCTATCAGATCGAGCGCCTCGCTGTGAAAGCCCACCGTGAGCTTGTCTCCGTAGCCGCTCATGACGTTGGCATCGTCCGGGTTGCGCCCCATGTTCCACGTCATGGCGAAGATTCCCGTAGTTGACTTGCCAACGCGCGGCGGCAGCGACACGACGAGAATGTCTATAACGTCGTCCGCCAAGTCCTGGAACCCCTGGCACACGGGCATGAGCACGTGTCTTCTCGGAAGCCAGAAGCGCTTCTCCGGCTCGCGGTTCCATTCCATGAACAGCATGTAGCTGTCCAGATCGTGCGGCGCGTTGACGCGCAGTATGTACTCGATGTGCCGGTACAGCTCGTCGGCGAGATCGCCGTTCCCCGCGCTCGCGAACTCCATTACCTTGCGCTCGGCTATCTCGCGCACCTTGAGCGCCCACGCGCGCTCCCGTCTCTTGTCAACCGCGAGGTACTGCGTAAGCACCGCGCAGGCGTCCTCGAACGGCTTGCAGTCCGACGCGTCCCGACAGTCCGCAGCGACAAGCTGCATGATCTTCTCGTAGTCCATGTGCCTCCAGAATGAAAAAGGGCCTGCATGCAGCAGACCCTCTCAGAGGCTCCTCTTGTTCGTATCATTCGGCAAGCCGTGTTTCCAGCGCCATCCCCCAAAACGTAAATTGATTATACTATGGGGCATCATAATACGGTCGTCAAAGTTTTTTCTCAATGCCGATAAGAGCGCCCAACTTGCTGGCATCGTCGCAGTAATCACGATTGATTGACGGCTTATACCGTGTTCCGTATAATGAAATCGTCCGTATCGTTGCATGGAGCGATGCGAGAGGATCCCACCGAAGCGGGATCCAACGGGTTGAAACATAAGCGGAGAAATGGAATAACGAGATCGTCTCCCGACGGGCACGGCCGCCGGGAAGAGCGTCCCACCTATGCGGGGCGCATCGGGTTGAAACTAGAGAGAATTGAGATTTCTAGCTCGTTCGACTCACTCAGTCGCGATGGCAGCACGGTGCCTTCGTTGAGCCACGCACCTATGCGAGTGGCGACGGGTTGAAACGTAAACGGAAAGATGGAACCTGGAAAGAGAGCGGCCGGCAATGCCGGCCCTCTCTGCGTTCTGCCACCTAAGCCCCGTCGCGACGCCCGCGCTCGTACGACTCCTTCGACACCTTGAACATGTACCCGAGCTGCTTGGCCGTCATGGTCTCGAATGCGTCTTCGTAGTCGTCGCCGAGTGATTCTTCGACGCACTCCACGATCTTGGCCATGGTGGACGGGTAGTCCCTGTATCCCGATTCCTCGCACGAGCGCTCGAACTTGACGCATCGATCTACCGCGTCATCGCCATCGTATTCAACCATGTACTCGTACTCTTCGCGGCTGAGGTATCTGCGCGCATCGCCAACCCATCCGCTCTCCTCGATCTTGACAGGATCTCCGCTTCGAATCGTCCAGGCATGCTTCTGATCGCTCAGCCACACGGTATCCCAATCGTCAATGCCCGCAAGCTCTCGCGCGACATCGTCCACCGTTCGCCAGCAAAACTGCACGTCGTGGATGACCCTTCGCCCGTCCTGCATAATCTCGTAGTCAAGCATGGTGCTGTCCTTCCTTCGCCGATTCCATAGGCCCTTTCGGGCGCAGTTTCCCATACGCGGATATCCATCCGCGTGGTGCGTTTTCGATTTTCCGTCTGATTTCGTTTCAACCCACGCCGAGAATCGGCGACACTGCAATTGTAGCACTCGGCGCCATTTCGACCAAGGGGCGCCATCCATCGCTAGCGATCCGCACCAGCAATCACGACGCGAGCCTCCCGTCGTCGATCATTCGGTACACCGTGGATCGTGTGCAGCCGAGCACCTTAGCAGCAGCGGCCTTCCCCTCCGCCACAAGAGCCTTATTCGCACGATCTATGACCTCCTGCGAATAGCTCCTCGGCGTTCCGCCCTTGTACTTCCCCGCCGCCTTCGCGACGGCTATTCCCTCGGCCTGCCTTCTTAGCATATCGTCGCGCTCGCGCTGTGCCTTCCATGCCAGCACGGACAGTATCATGTCCTCCATGACTTTGCCGATATCCTCCATGCTCCTGAAGTTCCTGCTGTTCATGAACGTCAGATCGAGGCACTCTATGTCGCAGCCGACATCCCTCGTTATACGGCACCACTCGCTCTTGATCTCGTCGTAGTTTCTGCCGAGACGGTCGAGCGAGTCCAGGGCCAACTCGTCGCCCGGGCCTATGAGGCCCATAAGGGTATTCCACTCGGGCCTGTCCATGCTCTTTCCGCTGAGCTTGTCCATCATTACGTTCTCGCAGGGAATGCCCATCTCCCTGAACTTCGCCAACTGACGCTCCGGATTCTGCTCGTCCGTGCTGACTCTGGCGTACCCATACCTAGACATGGTACAATCACCTCGGTTATGGGACGTACGGCTCACGGGCCGCGTCCCCTCTCTTTGCGGGCGCGCCAGGTTCCGCAGACCGCGCGCCCGTTTCCGCTATATGCAGTCCCACCCCTTCGGGATGTACTTGACGTCCTCGGCCCCCGGGGTGGCGATGAGCAGCCTCACCGACGTCTCAACGAGGTAGTCAACTGGCGCCTTGAGCCTGCCCTCTGCGAGCTTCCGGCACATCTCGTCGGGATCGTGCACGTCCATTTCCCAGTATGCGAGCCACTTCTCCCCTAAGTCTGTTACCTCGTTCATTCCTTTGAGCAGTCCCGCGTGCTTGAGCGCGGCCCTCGTGACCTTCTCGGCCTCTCCGTGCCCCCTCGGATCCGGGTCTGCCGTCCCGTCAGCAACCGCTCGCAGCAGCCGCATCGCCGCCGCGTGGTCTCCCGCGAGCATCTGCGCGGTCAGCTCAGCGTCGCCGCGCCTTCTTATCAATTCAATGTTTCTCTTCATGACGATCCTCCTATATCCCTAGCTGCGCCTCAAGCGCCGCCGTGCCGAGTTTTACGCCGACCGACCTGATTGTTTCCCAACTCGCCGATCCGATGCTCTTCCTCAGCGCTAGCTTTATCTTCGCCCACACCTTGTCAGACCTTATCGATGCGAGAAAGTCCTGGCCCTGCCACGTGAGGCCGTCCGCGAAGGCAGATTGCACCTCACCAGTTACCGTGTCGCCAACCATGGCGGTGAGAAAACCAGCCTGCTGCATGATGGCGAAGTGGTACGCAACGCTCCGGAGGTCGTGGGCGTCGCTCACAAGGGCCTCCCCGTCAACAACGCCGTCATCCGACTCCTCCATGGCTATCAGGATCCTGCGCACCAAGTCCATGTCGCGCCTCATGCTACTCGCCGCCCCCATAATACTTGTCCGTCCAGTCTCGGCGGTGCGTAGCCGCGCCATCCGGCTCCGTCCAGTTGGCCGGCTTCATGGGGCTCTTCGGCGCATCTGCGGGCTTGTCACCTTCTGCGCAAGCGTCCTCTGCGCACGGGTCGATCACGATGGAGCCTTGGGGAAGGTTTGACCCCTTAGGAACTACGACCAACCTATACCCGAGCGCGTCGAGCACCTTCGCCACGAAGTCGGTCTTTGGTGCGCCCTTCAAATTCATGCGGTTGCTCATGTTCTGGCTACTGACACCAATTTCATTGCCAACTTTATTCTGTGTCCAGTTCGGCGACTTTTCGATGAGATTTTTCAACAGGTCTATTGTCCGCATTGCTTCCTCCTATGTCTGTGTGCATTAGTTTAGTTGGCAATTACTCTATTGTCAATCATATTGAGACTTTTTCTTTTTTTTGGATGGTATAACGGGTAACATTAACTGTATACCCTGATCGAAAACGGGGTGGGGTGCCTGCGTGATCGTGTCCGATCAGAGCACGGCCTGATCGAACATAATTATTACCAACAAAATGATTTGCAATTTGTTGTTGACTTACAAACTGTTTTGTTGGTACTATGAACTCGCCAAGTAAAACATTGGCAGTACAACCCCACCACGAAAGAGAGGCACACCATGACCACCACGACGAACAATGCTACCGTATCCGAGGCCATCGACCGCGCGAGCGATAGCGGGCTGATGATCTGCGATCAGTGCGGCGCCATCATCTTAGCCGAAAACTCCGGCGACGCCGTGCACTGCGACGGCCTGGACTACTGCGGCGAGGAATGCGCGACTCGCGCGGGCCTCGTACAGTGCGACGAGTGCGGAGAGTGGGCCGACCTGTGCCACTCCTACGGCATCAATGGCAATTGGTACTGCTCCGACGATTGCGCGCACAGCGCCGGATACGAGCAATGCGCCCACTGCGGCGATTGGTTCGATGCTTCCAACGGCGCCGGAGTGGCGACGGAGTGGGGCATCTACTGCGACGACCGCTGCGCCGAGCGCGACGGATGGGAGCGCTGCGGGTGCTGCGGCAAGTGGGTGCGCGAGGTTCGCACGACTCCAACCCGAGACCGGGGCGACGTTTGCGGCGACTGCCTGGACGATCTTTTTTACTACTGCGACGAGTGCGACGAGTATATCCACGAGGACGATTGGGACGGCGACGCCGGTATGTGCGACGACTGCGCGCGCGAAAACAATTACGGGCTGCTGCACCAATACGGCTACACCCCGGCCCTTACCTTCTACGGCGACACCTGCGGCAACTCGCGCCCCTATCTCGGCGTGGAGCTTGAAACGGATCAGAGCGGATGCAATTTCGACATGCGCCGCGATTACATATCCCGCCTTGCCGAAATGGAGCACTTCAACCGCGTGTACCTCACGGCCGACGGCTCGCTAGAATGCGGCGTCGAGGTGACATCGCACCCGATGACCCTTGACGAGCATCTGGGGTGCGGCCTGTGGGACGAGGTGCGCGAGGCCGCCGAGGAAAGCGGTTTCACTTCGCACGATAACGGGCGGTGCGGCCTGCACGTGCACGTCAACCGCTCTTTTTTCGGCAAGAGCTACAAGGCCCAGAGCGTGGGCGGCCTGAACCTAACTATGCTCGTCGGGCGCTTCGAGCGCCAAATGATGGACTTTGCGCGCCGCCTCGATACCCAATGGTGCGCGTTCGGCGCTCACCGAAACTATACCGGAAACGGCCGCATGTCCAAATGCGGGATCTTCGAGAAGGCCGACCATCTGGACTCGGATATTCGCTATTCGCATTCTGTCGCCGTCAACATGCAGCACTCGCAGACCTTCGAGCTGCGCATTTTTCGCGGGACGCTCTGCGAGCGCACGTTTAACGCCACGCTGGCGCTTGCCGAGGGCCTGGCCCAGGCGGCGAAGCACCATGCCGCCATTTGGTGCGAAACGTGCACGTGGTACGAGCTTATCGGCTGGATCATGGACAACCTGCAAAATGACGCCGCGCGCGACGATCTACGCGCCTACCTCACCGAAAAAGGGCTCTACTAGCCGCCACTGACCCGATAAGACAACCGAAAGAGAGGAAATAGCTATGTGTATCATCGTTGCAAAGCCCGCCGGTATCCCCATGCCCACGATATCGACGCTTAAAACCTGCTGGGAAAACAACAGCGACGGGGCGGGCATCATGTGGGCCGACGGCGGGGCCGTCCAAATACGCAAGGGCTTCATGGCGTGGGAGGACTTCGCCGACGCCCTGGACGCCCTGGGAGACCTCACAGACCGCGCCGCCGTCCTGCACTTCCGCATCACCACCCACGGCGGCACCCGCCCCGAGTGCTGCCACCCGTTCCCGGTGTCGTCCTGTGACGCAGATCTTCGCGCCACGTCCACATGCGCCCCCCTGGCTGCGGCCCACAACGGCATAATCTCCGGCATGAGCACCGACGCCACGACTAGCGACACGATGGCGTATATCCGGGACGTTCTGGCCCCGCTTAGCCGCGCCGTTCCGTCGCTCATCTACAGCGACGACGTGCTAGGGGCCGTCGAAGTCACGCTAGGCTCTAAAATGGCCCTCCTCGACGCATCCGGCGAGCTGGTGACGCTCGGAAAATTCGAGGAGGTGGGCGGCGTGCTGTACTCCAATGACTCGTACGCCGCCCCTCGCTGGGGCTATCGCTCCTACAGTGCGGCATGGAGCGGGTACGCCGAGGCCTACGCCAAGTACTACGGCACCGACGACGAGGACGGCGCGGCCCTGGCCGACCTGTCGGAAATACTGCCGTGGGAGGCTTGCGAGTACTGCGACATGGCCGACGACTGCGCATCCCTGTCGCCGTACTGCGAGACCGACGGCGAGGCATGGGACACGCTGGCCGAGTACGAGGGATTCGCGGGCTCCGGCCCCGACTCCCTGGCCGCGCGGATGGCAAACGATGATAAGCTGTACACGTGCGGATAGGGGGTGATTCCATGGCAAACGGCAACGGCTCAGGCAGCGCGATTGTAACGCTGCTGCTGCTCCCCTTCGTGACTCTCGCTGCCTTCGTGTCGGCCCTGTTCGGGCTGGCCGGCAAGACAAAATAGACCCACGGCCAACGGCCCCGCTCCGGCGGGGCTTTTTTTGCGCCCCGATATGCCGCGATCCGCGCCCCGTCCATCCCAGGAGGGGCGCTTTTTGTGTAGGCATTATGGAGGAGCGCCGCCGCCTGGGCGCTATCGCCATCGGCGCACGCGGCCCGTCGCCACTCCGATCCGCCTCCGACCGTGAAGCCTCGCGCCCATGGCCCGTTAGCGATTCTAAGCCGTTTTGCGGCCCCGTTTTGATCGTACCCTAGTACGTACTCGTTTTAATCTCAAATACCGCCTTAAATCGGCTCTTGTTGGCTCTGGCGCATATTTCCGCGCCTTCCGTGAGGGCGTATATCCATTAGTGTGCGCGATACAGCCCCAAAATCGCGGCCCCAGAACGCGCGAAAGCCCCCGAGGGACGCCCGCCGAATCCGGCGCGGCTCCCAAGGGGGCTTTTCTCATTCCATGGCGTTTTCGGCCCCATGGAGGCCTCTCAAAGTCGAAAGTCGGAAAGTCGGATGCTCCGGGCGATTCTGAGCCGATTTGCGGCGTTCAGACAGTCAGGACGGGCACAGAGTCGGGTTCGCCACTAATCGGCCTTCTTAGGGCCGTCAGAGTCGCACACAGGGGCATTATCGCCCACGTCCTCCACCGTTGCTTCAAGCTCCACGGGCTTCTGGGCCACGCCCAGGCGCTTCGCGTAGCGCTCGGCCACGTCCTCGGCGCTCGGAAGCCCGGCGGCGGCGTCCACGTTGACCCGTATCTGCTCCACCTGGTCGCGCATCCCGTAGTAGTTCTTGCCGAGGAAGATCAGGCCCGCGGTCGCAGCGCCACCCTCGATCAAGTTCATCTCCCAGACGTTGTAGAAAAAGTCGTAAGTTTTTTTGTAGAAGCCAAGCGCAGAGTCGGTAAGCCTCTGCCCCTTGTACGTCCTCTGCCCGCCAACCGCGATGCTCCTCAGCGCGTTCGGCGTCATGCCCATGGCGCTCGATATAGTCGCCAGCATCGGGCGCACGGCGTTGCGCTCGCAGATGTCGATCACGTCGTCCAGGCGGTCGGCCATGAAGTCGAGGTCGTTGTAGTCGGACGGGTCGGGCAGCTCGAACACCTCCTTGGCGGCGCGCAGCGAGCGGGCGTTGTTGCGCGGCTCGACGTTCTGGCAGTCGTTCGCCGCGGCCATGCCGTTCTTCCGGTACCCGCCGCTCCCCCTCCCGCTTCCCTTGCCGCCCATCTACAGCGCCCTCCCGCGAAGCGAGCGGTTCGGCAGCGTCCCCCCCAGCGGGGAGTCGCTTCGGCCCGTCGGCGGGATCGCCGGCTGGTCTGCCCTGCGCCTCGCCATCTCGCGGGCCGACTGCTCCCGGTCGGACGGCTGCTCGCGCAGCGACCTCGCGCCGTTGCGGCACACGTTTCCGTACCATGTCGGCATATGCGTCATCTCCTTCGGTACAGCTGGATCGACGAGTCGCACTTGGACGCGCCGACCAGCGCTCGGTAGCTCTTCTTGCGGCAGCATCGGCGAAGAAGCTCGTACAGCTCGCCGCACGAGTACGGGGTTCCCCGCCAGCGCACCTCCGCGGCAACGGCCCCCGCCCTCAAAAACGACAGCACGATCCCCTCCGCGTAGCGGCTCCCCTCGGTGGAGCGGCGGCGGGAAGGCATCGGGCTGTCGAGCGGCACGATGTCGGGCAGACCGGCGCTACTCGCCATCGGCGGCAACCTTCGGCACGCGCTTTCGCTTCTGCGTCGGCACGAGCTTCGCCGCGAACGACTTCGGCACCCGCAGCGCCCCGCCGTCGGAAACGGCCCACGGGCCGTCTATCTCGAATCCGTCGCGGAGCTTGCCATCGACGTACGGTGTCGGAAGCTCCGCCACGCACCACCTGCCGTCGCCCGCGTCGATATGGCACTGGACGGTCTCGCTCTCCATGCTGCTCCCTTCTCGCAGTTGTTACGATTTGCATACATTGTAACATTCTCTGCGTTTCATCCTCGGCAGCATATTCGCGCATCGCAGACGCTTCCGCGTTGCCATTCGTTCCTATTAAACCCCTATATACTATATATACTATTTTTATATACTTAATAGTGGGTTACGGTCAGCAACGGCAACAACGGAAACTAAACCATGCGTTTAGCCTGATGACAATGTATTTCCATAGCTTCAATTCATGTTGCCGAATACGTTGCCGATGCAGGTTATGCAGAATGCCACATCGGCAGCATGATCCACATCGTAAGCTAAAAGTCTTACACGTTATTCTCGCGCACGTATAATGTGCCATGTCGGCAACATCAGATCGTCAACGCTCCAAAATGTTGTCGCTGTAGATGTTGCCGACATTTTCTCGAAACTTTTATACGTCGGTCTGTGCTTCGACGATTGGCACGTAGCACTTTTGCGTACCGTACTCTCGCGTCCTCGCCTTCCCCGTTGAGTTGTTCGGGTACAGCTCCCATCCCTTGATTACAGTTGACATCATCTGGTTGATCTCGTTGATGAGGAACCTCGTCTGGTTCTTCTCTCCGAGAGCGCTGTCCATGATCTCCTTCACGCACACGCGGTAGTCGGGAGAGTCTGGGCGCCCGTCGTGCTCCCAGTTGACGCGCTTGACATCAAGGTACTCCTGGATTATGCCGATGCGCGGGTCGTCCTCAAGGTACTGCTCCTGCTTCTCGATGGCGTAGCCCTGGATGCGCTCGTCCAGTATCAGGCTCGGTCGCTCGTTCTTCCATATGCGGACGGCCTCGGCCCACGCCTGGTCGAAGTACTCCTGGACGTTCGGCGCGAACAGCGACATCGACGCCCCATGCTTGCCGCAGTCGATTGGCAGGAACCGACGGTTTCCCGTTGAGTCCGTGAGGAACTGCGGGTTGTTCGTAGTCCCGGCGAACACGCACGCTCTGGGCCTCTGCTCGGTCTCGCGTGCGTACTTCGGGCGGATCGTGTCCGTCATCGAGGTGATGAACGCCTTGATGGCCTCCACGTCCTTCTGCTTTTTCACGGCGAGCAGCTCGGCCATCTCGACTATCCACATTCCGCGCAGCTTCTCGGCGGCCGCATCTCCGTCAACCGTGTTCATGTTGTCGCAGTACCACTCGTCGCAATGGCCCAAGCGTCGTAGGAACACCGATTTTCCGATTCCCTGAGCGCCGATGAGCACTGGCATGTAGTCGAACTTGGTGCCAGGTTCGTAGGCGCGCGCGACCGCACCTAGCATGAACAGCCTCATGGCCGCTATGTTGTAGTCCGACGGGTCGCAGCCGAGGAACATGGGCAGGAGGTACGCTATGCGCTCCTCTCCGTCCCATTCGAGGGAGTCCAGCCACTCGGCTACGAGGTTCCTCCTGTTCTGATGGCAGGCCAGCATCACAGCGTCCACGCACTTCTGCTTTGATGTCAGGCCGTGCACCCTCTCCATGTACGCGGCGAGACCGCAGTAGTCAGCGTCGGCCACGGGCCTTACGCGGGTATCGGAGTCCCAAGGCAGAGGCCCCTCAACCATGCGCGTGTATGCTCGCTCGTCGTAGAAGAACCTCCCGGCGAGCGACGTGTCTGCGGCTAGAACCCTCGTGCAGTTCTCGATGGTCTGCATGGGGTGCCCGTTCGACGAGAGCATGAGGCCGACGGACTGCCGCTCGATGGCAACGGCCTGGCTCACGCCGGGCTCGTACCGCTCGGTCACGCTCTTTACGATTCCGACGATCTCGCTCTCTGCCATCGGAGGGTTGCACCGTATCTTGTTGATGGATTCGAGATACGAGAGTATGACCTCCTCGTCCTCTCCGCGCGCCCACAGGCTCGACGCGGCCTTGAACAGCACGTTGTTCCGCTCACCCTTGCCTATGGTCTTCGGCAGGGTGAACTTCACTCCGGCTCGCTCTCGCTTGCTGTACGCGCGGACGAAGGCCATGACGTTGTCGTCCGCCCTCTCCGGAGGGTGCTCGTCGGGAGGCACCTCCCATTCGTAGGTGCGGCCCGTATCGGGGTGAACGGAGGGAGGGGCCACGACGTACCCGCCGTCGCCGCGAATATCCACTCCGGCGTCCTTGTTCACGGAGCATCCCACCGGCTCGTCCACGATGTAGTACAGGTGAAGGCCACCGCGTCCGGTTACGACGCTGCACGTCTCAGGCAGCTCCCCGTGCTCGCGTTCCCACGCGCGGAGCGTTGCAACGCCGTCCTCTCCCTGCTCGTCGTCCACATCCAAGTCGATTACCATGAGGGAGTTTCCCGTGGCGATTCCGATGTTGCAGTTGGGCCTTTGCGACCATATTGAGTTGATCCATTCTGGATCTACATCTGCCGCCTTGAACCCTTCTTTAACGGCGGGTATCTTGTCCCTCTCAACGAGAGGGAACACGGCCCACCCTCGCTTTGCGTAGGCAAGAGCCTCGTCAACCATCGCCATGCGGGCACCCTCCTTCCAGTATCTCAATGACTCTTCTTCCTGCGTCTTCCGGCCTGCAGAACCAGAACAGCACTCCGTAGCGCCTGTACATCGTAGCCATGGTTCTGAGCAGCACCGCTCCGTCTATGTGCCTCTTTGCGCGCTTTCGCTTCCTCATCGCCCATTCAGGCTCGACCCATTGGATTAGGTCTGCCCCGCATGAAACCCCGAACTCGTTCTCAACGAGCACGTGGAGCTGGTACCCCGCGTCCTGCGCCCTCACGCACTCGCGCCTGAATCGGGCGTGATCGGCGGTGAGGTTACCGTGGATCTCCGCGATGCTCTGCTTCGTATCCACGGCGACCGTCCCGCCGACCAAGGCGTAGTCTCCGACGTACAGCTTGCTGCGTATGACCTTGTACCCGTGCTCATCGAAGTACTTCCTCTTTAGGTCATGCTTCCCAGGCTGGTTCCTGGTGTCCTCGATCAGCACTTTCCCCATGGTGCTTACCTACATGAACGGCACGTCGGAGTAGTCCATGGTCTGGCCGTTAGGCGAGTAGGCACCTGTCATTGGCGCTGGCGCTACGTACGGCCTCGCCTCGCCGAACGGAACCGACTTGTCGTCGCGGCGGTCGTTTGGCTCGCGCACCTTGAAGTTCCCGCTCCGCACGTCCTGCGAGCAGATGGCGTAGTCCACCACTGTGCGCTCCTTGTCGGCCCCGTCGTTGCCCGTGTAGTACTCCTTGCGGAAGAGCAGGCCGATCTCCTTTCCGATGAACTGCCGCTCGTCGGTGCCGTTCCACACGAACCCGGGATTGGACTCCTGGATTCGCGTGTAGAACGCCTTGAACATTCCCTTCGCCGTGTCCTTGTACGACTGCGCGAATCGGTGCTTCCATTCGTCATCGGGCCCCATTTTCGCATAGATACCAGCGTTCGGCCCCTCGATCACGTCGAACACCACCCACAGGTACTCCTTGCCTGGAACGTCGTGCACGTCCGTGATGCGGCACACGTAGGCTCCGGGTTCGAGAATTGTGCTGCCCGTGGATTCCTGCACCTCAGTCCAATTGATTGGTTTCATGTCTCATTTCCTTTCATCCGTTTTCTGCTATATCCAAGGCTATTGCGCCTGAGATTCCGATTTCTTGCCGAGTTTGATGACCTCGTGGCCTCGCACCACCGTTCTCCCATAATGCCAAGCCGCATGGATCGCCCCCGTCGTGCACCCTATGATCTCGGCCGCCTCGCGAGCGGATCGCACCACCGTCCCGTCAAGCAGCACTTGGTACGGTTCGTGCCCCTGGTACTTGCTAGGCTTCGACAGACCAGCGAACTTTGCCACGTCGTCCATCGGCCTTTCGAGGCGAGGGAGACCGTGTACGTTCGCTATCGGCCCCGGCCTCATGCTCCCTCCTGGCGGCCAGCTCGGACGGCCCGTCATGATTTGTAGGGCGCGTACTTGTTCAGCACGTCGTTGTACACGCTCGTGTTGCCGAACGACCGCTTGGCGATGCACAGCAGCAGACCAGTCCGCTTGTCGTAGATGTCGCCATCCTGGCACCGAACTACGGTCTTCACGCCGTCGGCCCATACGACGATTGTCGCTGGATCGTTGAAGATCACTTTTTTGATCATGTGTTTCGCGCCATTGTTCTTCGCCATTCTGATGAGCTTGTTTATCGATTTAGCTAAATCGGAGAATACGTTCGCGTCTTCATTGCTCATTCGTAATATCCTCTCTCTCGGTTCTTCTCCTCCACCGCTTCGCGCAGGCCGTCAACCTCGGCATCGTCGAACTCCATCCGAAGCGCCGTCTCGGCTGCGTGGATCACGTCCATAAGCTCCATGCCGTAGGCGGTGCGGTACATCTCGATCTCGTCGCGATCATCGCAGAAGTCGTAGGCGATATCGATGACGTTCCTGGCGGCTTCCACTTCGGAAACCTCTTCGATGAGCTTGCCAAACTGGTCTAGTCGCGAGAACCCGTCCGACGCGGCTATTGCCGGGAACCTGTAGAATCCGCTCATCGCTCCTCCGAAACCACGATGCCGCCCGTGATTACCGTGCGCTTGCCGTCCTGGTCGAAAACGATGTGACCGCCATCATCAGATACCTGAAGATCGATCTTGCCCTCCCAGCGGGTCAGCTCGTCGCCCTCGTAGTCGTAGAGGACGACAGTTCGATTCATGCCTCCACTGATGTCAGACCCGAAGTTCTTCATGGAGCGCTCGAAACTCGCGCATCCAGACAGTCCCGCCGCCAGCGCCACAGATACGGCGATGGCCGATGCCTTCATTACCGTGTTCTTATTCACTCAAGCTCCAATCTCGTCTGACCGTCGCACTCGCTATTCTTTTGCTGCGACGGCTCTTCCCATACCTCGAAGCTGTCTGCGGCCATGAAATGGCCCTCCCAGCTCGGGCAGTTCCTAACGCTGGGAAGCTGTCTGTCAGTCACGCACACCTTCAGCGCCTCGCACCAGTTCGCGTCCCCGCACGTCATGTTCGCGCACCAGCGGCACGATCTCGGCGGCCCGCTCACTCCCAGTGCTCCTTCCTAATCTCCCGCCCGTCGGGTAGCTTGAATATATCGATGTGCAGCTCTGCGGCCTTCTCGTGCCAGAGCTGCCAGTAGAGCTGGCAGATAACGACCCCGCACAGCGCAAGGATGAGCTTGTCGAAGTCGGGAGCGCCGTCGATGCAGCCGTCCGCGAATACGAGCGTAATGATCGCCGTCCAGGCAATCCAGACGCCGAATAAGACCTTGCGCCAGTCGTTAGCGGTCATTCCGCCTCCTTCCGCTCAAGGCGAGCGCCGCAGCGCCCGCAGTACTTGTCGTCTCCACGAGCAGCATGCCCACAAAGCGAGCAGCACGGTATGATGCGCACTCCGGAGCCGCCCCACGGAGTAGCCATCATCTCAACCTTCGCGGTGAGGTGCTGGTTGTCCTGCGGCTCCCACTTGATAAGATCGTCCATCAATTCGCCTCGCTATTCAGGTATTCGAGCGTTCGCTCCTTGCTGGCGCACATCCCGTCGAACGGGCAGTTGCCGCATGACACGAAGACGTCGCAGAAATCCAGGCACTCGTCGTTCATGTTCACGGTGTCGGACACCTTCTCGGTGATGGCGAACAGCGTCCTCGTCGCCCGCTCGGGGTCGCCGAACAACCTCTGGTAGTTAGTCTGCATCGCTCGCCTCGCTTTCCAGCCATTCCAGCCACTTCTCAACACTGCCGTCGCACTTCTCGCCGTCGTGCATAGGGCACTCATCGCACGGCTCGCCGCAGGGTATCTCAACTGTCAGAGTCCCCCAGCAGATGCCAGCGCTGCTGAGCGTCTCCGCGACCCGCAGCGGGTCGCCGAAGTGCCTTTGGTAGTTCGTGCTCATCGCTTCCTCCTCGTCCTATGGGTTCGCCCGTGGACACACCGCTTGACCGCCATATTGTTGCGACGGGAGCGGGCCAGGGCCTTCCGCTTGCGCCTGAACGCGCCTCCGTGCAGAATCTCGGTGAAAATTGCATATGGCTGAATCGCTAGCTCCCAGCTCCCGTCCTCAAGCATCCTTATGCTTTGGACATCGCCGATGATTCTGCGGCCGTTGACCGTATCGAAGGCGATCTTGTACGCGGTCATCACCCGCACCTCCTAACCTCGTCCCGCTTCTTCCGGCGATCTTCCCGGTAGGCCTCGCGGGCCTTCTCGATCTCGTCGGCGTGTTCCTCGGCCCATCGCACCTCGTCGGGTTCCATATAGCCGCTGCCCACCATGCACGGCGACACCCCGTACCGTTCCTCGAACTCGCGCGGCGCGGTGCAGTCGCCGGCGTTGCATCCGCCGGCCTCGAAGTCGCAAAGCCCCGAGTAGCACATCACCCGCACCTCCTGACCTCGCCAATTGAAATCCAGCACACGATCCCCAGGGGAACCAGCACCGCCGCCAGGGCGTCGCGGGCTAGCATGGCTCCCCCTCGACGGCGCGGAAGAGCAGCGGTTGGAGGTCTCTGTCCCTCATCCAATCGTCAACGGCCTCCTGCAATCGGCGCTGAAGGTCGTCCACGTCATCCTGCGGGACGCTGCCGCCGAGCCACAGGTCGGCCCCGTCCTCCACGAATTCCTCGGCCTGGTCGCCCATGTCCTCGATGACGCGCTCGGCGTCGGGGGTCGGCCAGAACCACTCGCAGCGCCCGACAAGGGTCGGGTTCTCGGCCTCGGCCATGGCGCCCTCGGCGGTGGAACTCGGGGCACACCAGCATTTGGTGTTCGCGTCAAACGCAGAGAAATCGCCATCGGAAGGCCCGTACCATCCCATCGGCCCGTGGAACGACAACCCGAGGGCGCGGAGGTTCCTCCCGACGGTCGCCGCGTCGAGCGACAGGCTCTCGGCTATGTCCTTCGCCAGCACCGGGATGCCCGCTTCCCTGATTCTCACGGCCTCCTCCGCGACCCTGCGGCGGTCGGCGCTCGTCTTTGATTCTCTTTTCCTCATGACGCTCACCCTGCCACCTTCGCTCCGCAGTTCGGGCAGCATCGGAACGGCGGCTCGCCATCGAAGCGCGCTGCCTGGTAGTCGTCCCAGGCAGTTTCTGCCCAGCTTGGGAGGTCGTCGTTGCAGGCCGTGCAGTAGTACTCGCCGTCGCAGTCGATGCTGCTCTCCGTCTCGAACACCTGGCCGCGCCACTCGATGCGGCACTCCCGCACCACCTGCCATGCCTCGCCGTTGTGGACGGCCAGGGAGAACTGCTCGTCGGTGACGGCGGAGCGGGCGTTCCAGGCTTTCGCCAGGTTCCCACGGTAGCGGCTCGAACCCGTGCGGCATCCGCACCTATTGCAGCGTATGTATGGCTTCGTGCTGCTTCCCTCGCGTATCTCCGCGTTGCCCCCGCAGAACGGGCAGGGCTTAAGATCATTGCTAGAACGACTCGCATTGCTCATCTTGTCTCACCTCTCTCATGGCCTTGCGCTTCTGAGCGAGCGCCCATCGCGCCTTCGAGATGGCGCAGTCCTTGGGATAGCGCCCGCACCAGTACGAAAAGCCCTCGAAATAGGCGTTATATTCTGGACATCCACGGCATATCTTCGGCCTATCGCTCATCGGTCGCCTCCTCGTAGCTCGCGAGCATCATCGGGTAGGTCGCCTCAAGGCCGTCGATGGCCGCCTCCACGCTCGGGCAGTACTCGTCCGGGTAGAGGAACTGCTTCGGCCCCCTTCCCGGCGCGTAGCGGCCGCCGCAAGTGAAGCCGGCACCTCGATTTTCTTCATCGCGCGTCCCCTCCCTTCGATTCGAGTTCAAGGGCTTTCGTCACCCACTGGGCGGGGATCATGGACACTCCGTACTGCCACTCGCCTGCTCTGACATCGGTTCCGTCGGGCCACGACCCGGAGGCGTACCCGCTGTCCCGCGGCTCGCCCAACGTGTACAGGTCGTATCGGCTGACGAGCGACCTGCATTCTTCAAGCAGCTCTTCTTTGTTTTCCGGATAGGGCTTTTCACTGGTTATCATCTCGCGCCTCGCTCTTCATTCTTTCCCAGCACTCATCACAGACGTCAACATCGTCCTCGACGTACAACCCGAGAAAGCTCCGAAGCACCATCTTCTTGCCAGTCGCGCCCCTCAAGCGGTAGCCGGTCTCGCAGCTCTTCTCGAACATCGGCTTTCCGCAGATGTCGCAGATTATTTGATTGACCTTACTCATCGCTCTTCTCCTCTAAGATCGCGCCCGCACATGGGGCAGTAGCTTACAGGCATCTTCATTCCGCCGAATCTGTCCTTGATCACGAGAACAGGATCGCCGAGCATGGTGCGGTCAATGAATACGGCCAAGGTTCCATCTTGCAAGAGAGGTAACGTCAGATCTCCTCTCCCCGGATCGCAGTACTCGCACATGGCTACTCGCCTTTCTCTATCTTGCGTATCTCTCCCTCGATCAGCTCGATGATGCGGGCCTTCGACCAATTGCCGCCCATGGCCTCAACGTCGCTTGCCATGCCGCGCAGCAGCTCGGCGAGCCGTTCGTCGGCGAGCGCGGCGCTGCCCTCCTCGATCTGCATGATCTTTAGGTCGCGGGCCGACACCTTGGCCCTCTCCTGGTTCAGCTCCTCCCCGAGACGGTCGTTGGCGTCCTTCAGGCGCTTAGCCTCAGACTCGAACCGGCGTCTCTCCGACTCGCTCTGGCGGGAGAACGTCTCGGCTGCGCCCAGCTTGTCAACCTGCTCCTTGAGCCGCGCGATCATCGCGTCCTTCCCCGCCAGCTCCTCAGCGAGCGACATCTTCTCCCGGTAGGTCTCGTAGACCATCCGCTCTAGCTCTTCGGCGGTGACGGTCGGCCTCTCCACGATCTCCGGCTCGCTCGCGACGGCAAGAGCCTCAACGGGCTTACGCTTGAAAAGTCCCATGGCTACTCGCCTCCCTTCGCATCATCATCTTCCAGCGGTTGCGTGTTGGCTCCCTGCATTCCCACGCAGCGTATGGCGAGCGCGCAGGACAGCTGTCCGTTCCACTCGAACGCCAACGCGCAGTCGGGGTCGCACTCCATGGCCCCGTGGTTGAAGGCCTCTGGGTTTGCAAGCGTCATAGGGCAGATCATTCCGCGCCTCCCGTCCGCCGGATGATGGCGTCGATGCGGTCGGCCCACTCTGCGGTCTTCGCATCCCACCCGCTGCCGGGATTTGCGCAGTCGGCGCGCCATTCGGCTATGTCGTCGCGCAGGCGCTCCAAGGTGTCGGGAGGGGTGTGGGTGAGGCTGCTGGCTGGCACTCGGTACAGACCGTGCTCGCCGAACGGATCGATACGCGGAACAACAACGGGCGACAAGGTTCTCGTATCGGTTACAATCAGTTCACCGCAATCCGGCGGAAGTCCGTCGCTGTAAGCTCCGGGCACGAGGAATACGGTCTCGCCGTATACGATCGGCAGTCCGTCGGCGCCGAGCGCTTTGCAGACGGCGCGCTTCACTCGGCCGTCCGCGTTCGTTTCGGCTACGGCCACGATGTCTACCTCAGTCACGGCGATGAGCTCGCCCGAGTTCCTGACGGCGTTGGCCACCCACCCAGCGAAATCGCTCCCGAGCGCCTTGATCGTGTTGTGCCAGCAGATGCCCCCGTCGCCGAACTGCACGACCTCGCCGTCCTCGTAGCGGGGGCGCGGTATGGCGCACCGTTCGAGCCACGCGCCGAAGTCCTCCCCTTCGCGGAAGTCGGGCCATCCGTTGGACTTCGCCCACAGCTCGGCTCCCCGGCGAAGGGAAAGCTCGCGGGCCTGTGCCAGCTCGGCGTCGATCTTGTCGGCGACGATGGAGAATATCTCGTTGTCGCTTGGCCATTCCCCGGTCACGGCCTCCGCGAGCGCCCTTATCTTCCCCGTCGGGTATGTCCAGATGTTTTTGTCTATGCCGTTGTACGGCTCGCCGTTCGCAGCCCACCGCAGCTGCTCCGATACGGTCATGTCCTTGGGGTCTTTATCGGTCATGCTCTTGCCCCCTCACGTCGCTCTTCACCGTGAAATTCTCGTCGGCTGATTCCAACATGGCCTTCCATTGGCACACTTCATCATCGGCGGCCAGCAGACTCGCCATCATCAGGCCAACGATGTGAACCAGATCAGTAGCCGTTGCCTGGGTGTTCTGGATGTCAAGCAAGCGATCTGCTATGTCACCGAGTCTTTCGAGCTTCTCGTTGACCGACTCAAGAAGCTCTATCACCGCACCGCCGTCCTGAGGAACTGTGGATGCGATGTGGTCGTAGTCTCCCTTCAGTATGCGGGCGGCTGTGGTGCCGCTCGTGCCGGCGTAACGACCGATCTCTTCATTGGTCATGTCGGGCCATCGAACCTTTGCCTTGCGAACCTCCGCGATCATCTCCGGAGTGACGCTCTTACCTCTGGGCATTGGAGGCACCCCCCCCCGTCGATTATTTCGAACCGTCATTTCTCGGCTCCTCTCCGCCTTTGCCGACTACGCTCAGCGGCTCCATCTCGTAGTACTCGCGGATCGCGTCGTCCACCGCCTTGAGGTCGTTGTCGATGACTGCCTCGGCGAACATGCCCATGGGGGCCTTCACCGGATTCGTCCCGTCGCTCTTCGTGACGAAGTGGTAGCCGCTCTCGTCGTTCTCCGCGAGCAGCACGATGGGAAACATCCCCTCGATAGTCAGCTGGTTGTCGAGCATTTTCCCGATGCTCTTCGGCTTCATGCGACCCGTCTCGTCGTAGTCTGGGTGCATCATGAAATAGACTATTGTGTCGTCGTTCGTATGGTTGGCCGCTTCGAGCAGCCCCTCGAAGGCAACCGCCATGTCCGTGAACTTCCCGTATCCCGTCTGCTTTGCCATGCGGAAGTTCTGAAATGCCATCAGGTAGTTCGCGTCGTCGATCACGTACGCTCTCAGCTTGTTCGATTGCAATACCTGATGTATCTGTCCATATGCCGCATGGTCGAGCTTTGGCAGCTTCTTCCGGAACGGGAGCGGCTTGCCCGCAACATTGAAGATTCCTATATCGCCATCTGAGAAATTGCGGAGGCTGGTAGATTTTCCCGCGCCCGAATGTCCCAGTACGAGAACAGATACGCCCATCGGCGCACCTCCTTTTCATCGGTTGAATTGAATACGCGCAGCTAGCTGTCAGTCCACGAGTCGCAGTCGTAGTCGCCCGGATGGTTCTCCGGATTGACGAACTCCTCCATCCAGTCGCACCACCCGATGGGCGGGTATCCCTTGAACTCGCCTGTGTCCCCCGGCTGAAAGCAATGGCTGCACGTCCCGCACTCCTGGCCCCATTTGGCCGCTTCGGCAAGCTCGTCCTGGCGCTCGCAGTAGCGATCCCACGCCTCGGGGCCTCCGTAGGTGTCATACAGCGCCATCGTCGACCCCATCTCCGAACAGGTGAGGGAACTGCCCGCGCAGCTTGAACCAGAAGTCGCCTTGGTCGCGCACCGTGTCGTTGATGCCGAGAAGCTCGAAAGTGCAGGCCACAACGTCGTACACATGGCCTTCGAGAGTCCCTGCGTGCTCCTCCGCCATGCGCCTCCCGCTGGACACCACGCCCATCATGTCGAAGTTGTCCATGTAGGTGCGCTTGGTGGTTCTTGAGAGCGTCATGGCTACTCGCCCTTCTTCTCCGTGCCTAGCAGCCTCTTGAGAAGAACCGCCTCGACGATGTCGTCGATCATCTTCTCGCCGGTCGTTTTATAGCCATCGATTTCCTCCACCTGCTTGACCATCGCGAGCATCATCGACTCGATGTCCCTCACGCTCATGTCGCCGAAAACGATGGTGTTGTTCCCCTCGTCGTTCTGCACCACGATGAGCGCCTTGCTGCCCGTTACGGCGATCTTCTCCTCCCCGCCATCGGTGCACTTGACCTCGATCTCCATATTCGATTCTGCATCGCTATCGCTCTCGGACTTGCCGATGTTGGCGATCATGTCGATGATGGCGATAAGCGTCTCGTTCTTCGTATCCATGTGATATCTCCTATATCGTTGAAATGATCCTCATCAGAGCGCACAGCGCGTCCGCTCCGAAAACTATCCCCAGGCACGTGACAGCCATGAGGACATCTAGTACAATCTCGTCGGAACGCTCGCGTTCCTTCACTGTCGGGCGCGGCCTCAGACGCCAATCTTCAGCTCCGCGCCCCCTTCTGTAAGCTCCCATCTCCTCAGTCCTCCAACATCGTCTCAGCCCACTCGCGCAGCGCATCGTCCGTTATGAACCACTTGCGGCTCTGACCGCGCTTGTGCCTCGCCTTGAGGCGCCCGCTGCGTATCTCCCGGTAGATCGTCTCGTCGCTCACGCCGTACATCTCGGCGACTTGGGCCGGAGTCCATGGGATGGCTGGCATCGCACGGGTACTCATTGCCCCGAACGGCGCTCTGCCGCCCTCTTCTTGCGCTCAAGGTACGCAAGAGCGTCACCCATCATGCGGTTCGCCTTCGGTGTCGTCAGCGCGCCACGAAGCGCGTTGCAGAACTCAGGAGGCGTCACTCGGTACGGAACATTAGGGTTGTCGTTCATGTACTCGACGATATCCACTTGGGTCATGCCGAGGTCGTCCAGCAGCGCGCGCACTCGCTCGCGCGTCTCCTTCATACAGCATCTCCTTTCAATGTCGTCTTGTTTTGATGATGGCCGGGGCGGTCGGGCACGATCCGACAACCTTCCGCTTAGGAGGCGGATGCTCTATCCAGTTGGGCTACGCCCCGGCAGATTGGGCAGAAGGGCGGGAATCGAACCCGCTCGCGCCGTGCGTCGCTCTCGCCTATCGCCCGCTACCCGCCGCACCTCGCGCCAGAGGGATTCGAACCCTGCGGACGGAACGCCGGCCGCTCGCCATGAGCTACCTTCCGCGTATGGTCGATGCGCCGGGATTCGAATCCGGGTCTGACGGTTATAAGCCGCCTGCCCTGACCGCTGTGCTACGCATCGTTCTTCCGCGCCTTTCGACGGAGGTCTCGGCCAGCTCGTTAGCGGCTGCTCCGTTTCCATTCCGCGCGGCATACCATGAGGTTGTCAAGGTGCACCGGATACGCACCGACGCGACAGCGAGAGCCTCCTCTCTATTGCTGTTGCGCGTCCTTGGACTGGGGTTGCGGAAGCAGCATGTCCAGCCCTTCCCCTTCGCCGCCCACGTACTGGGGCAGCTTGCCGTCCCACTTCTCGTAGAAGAGCTTCTGGAAGTTCTCCTCCGACAGCGATTCGGCCATGATCTTGTTCTTCTCGGCGTCGATCTCGGCTGTCTGCCGCTCGACCTCGGCGGTAACCTGGTCGCGCTCGGCGACTTTCTGGCGCTCCACCGCCGCCTTGTACTCCTCGGGCAGCGCCACGTTCTTGATCTCGACGCTCACCACCTGGATGCCGTAGGCGTCCAGCTTCGTCTGCACGGCGGCGAGCATGTCGGCGGACAGCTTGTCGCGGGCGCTGATGACCTCCTCGATGGAGTAGGCCGCCGTCGCGTTCTTGAACCCGTCGGCGAGCACGGGGGCAACGATTCCGTCCATGTGGTTGCCCAGGAACTTGGTGTAGATCTCCTCGGCCATATCGGGCTTGACCACCACCTGGGCCGTGATCTCCTGGACGAGCGACTGGTTGTCCTTGGTTGCTGTGGAGTACTCTGCGGTCACCTGCTGCTGGGTCACGTCGATCATGTTGTATCGGTCGATTGGCAGCTTCAGGTGGAAGCCCTGGCCCTCGGTGCCGACGACGTTTCCGAAGCGGGTGACCACCGCCGCCTGGCCCGTTCCGACGACTGCGAAGCAGTTGACGAGCACGACGACGGCCACCAGGGCGGCCACCGCTGCGCCGACGATGGCCGGCACGTTCGGCACGGTCACCTCGCACTCATTGCCGTATCTCGTATACTTCTTCTTCTTTGTGAATAGCGGCATGGAACCTCTCTTTCCCGGCCCCGCTGCCGCGTCGGTGCGTATCCAGTTCTCAAGGTGCGGGAGCCAGGGAAGCGGTGAAACTTGACTGACTCCCAATTTGTAGGTACAATCCATTCCCTAAAAGTTAATAACTTCTATTGACTACCCACCTGCGGAAACATGAGAGTAGTTAATAATGGTAGTGATGTTTCGTGCCTACGAGTCGTTATTATTACCTACTCGTATCGAAACGTCAATACCTCTATGTGCAATTTTTTTGGAGGTGAAGATGTTTTTCGACAACTTTTCGCGACTGTGTAAAGAGCGAGGAACGAGCCCGACTGCTGTCGGGCAAATGGTAGGAGTGCAAAAAAATACCGTGTCTTATTGGAAGAAAAATGGAACTCTGCCAAAACAAGAGCAACTTGAAGAGATGGCTAAAATCTTGAACTGCTCCGTCGCCGACTTCTTCTCAGCCCCATCTGGGTTCCATGAGGCCGTCGCGAACGTCCGCAACCGAGTCGAGAACGGCACCATCGGCGACGTGATAACGAATGTTGGCACAAATTCCGTCGCCGACCCTATGGGCGAGATGTCCGACGACGAGCGCGAGCTACTGTCGCTGTACCGCAAGCTGTCTGCCATAGATCGAGCGAAACTCATGGTAACTGCCGACGAGATGGTCAGGAAGGAGAAGCGATGAGAACCGTGATGGATGAGGTGGAGGCGTACATATCCTCCCGAGACGACTTGCGCGAAACCACGAGGGACGGATACCGCATCGTCGCCGAAACGGCCATATACGGCAGGTTCGGCGAAATGCCGGCGTCGGAGATGGCGTTGTGCATAGATGAACTTGGCGCACGGCGCGATGACCCAATATGCGACAAGGCGTTCAGGCTGCTCAGGAACGTATCTGAAGCGATGGAATAGCAAGGAAAACGCCGCCGCTCCCCCCGAGGCAACGGATTAAGCGGCGGCAAAGCGTGAACGGCCTCCTGTTTGCAGACGGAAGGCCAGTGAGGAGATTCTACCATGGCAAGATCAACATGGGGAAGCATATTGGAGAAGAAGAAGGGGCCGGACGGCATCTACCTTCTCCGGTACACAGTGAACGGAAAGGCAAAATCCGAGACGGTGCGCGGGTCGCGATCGGATGCAGACAGGAGGCTCGCTGAGCTTCGCATAAAGTACGAGGGAGGGATCGGCGAAAACCCCGTCTTGTGCGTGTTCTGGGACATTGTGTACCATCCGTGGCTAAAGAGCAATCTCGCTCCAAAGACCGTCGAGGGGTACGAGCAGAAGTACTACCACGATATAGAGCCGGAGTTCGGCCTCGATGCCATGGATGATATTCGCCCACGCAGGATCCAGAAGTGGATCGACTCGATGCCGCCATCGACGGCGCGTCACGCCAAGGCGGTGTTTTCGTCCATATTCTCCTATGCGTTCGCCAACGAGTACGTTGATGACGATCCCCTCGCCCGCCGATACAGAATGCCAAAGAAATCTGATACAGATAGGGCGCGAAGCAAGGCTGTGATGCCGCGCCAGGACGCGGACGAGGTGGCGGCCTTGTGCCACGGCGAGCCATGGGAGGCCCCGTTTATCCTATCGAGATTCGGCGGCGCGTCGAGACACGAGGCCGTCGGTGTGCAGGCACCCGACGTTCGAATGGAGGGTGCGTACGCCGTCGTTTGCCTTCACAGGGGCGTGCACAGGGTGTCAAAGATCGGCGACGACGGCAGTAAGTACTCCGAAGTGGTCGTTACGGACGATCTGAAGAACGAGTTCAGGTACCGTGAGCTGGTGGTCGAGCCTCCGCATAGCTTCAGGCTGTGGTCTATTGCGCAGAAGGCGCAGGCAGAAGCAGAGGCAAACGGATGGGACGATGCGTGGCTGTGCGGTGATGGCCTCGGATGGGTCATGTGCCCGAATGCCATGGCCCAGTCGTTCAGAAGGTGGTTCTCAACCTGTAGGGTGTCGTACGTCCCCTTCGGAAACCTCCGCAACTCCTACGCAACCGATATGCTGTCGCGTGGCGTCGATGGATCCATGGTGTCGAAAATGATCGGAAACAACGAGAGATCAACCACCGAGAAGCACTACGAGAGGCCCTGCGCTGCGGACTTCATTGCGGCCATCGAGTCGTCCCGCTCGTAG